CCCATGATGACTCCATCGACATGTCCCTGAATTCTTCCATTGGCCAGAGAGAATCCCCATTGTTCTCCATCATCTTTTCTCGTCTGGACATCGAACCCTGCGTCACGCAACAACTTGATTAAATAATCTTCAATCAGGTTGCCAAGGTCAAAGATTCTTTGGACTCTTGGTTCCACTGGATCCCTTTGCTCTTTTGAGATTGATGAGTATTGTATTTTTCTACAACACTCAACACCTATCTGACTTCCACCAATGTAGTCACGATGTTTCTGACTCTTTGTTCGTTTGTAAATTTCTTTATCGACATGTTTAGAAACTTCCAGTGCAAACAATTGTTCCATTAGAATAGATCCTCTTGCAGGTTTTGTTTTTCTTTTTCTTCTTTGTAATTTTTTTCAAACTCAAGGACAACAACATATGCAAGCTTCCGGATCTTACCTTCATCCAGTTCACTGAGCTTCTTGTCCCATCCCCATTGTCCCATAATTCGTGCAATCGCTGGGATACATTTACCCCATGCAATGTTCTCTTCTTTTCCTAAGAAGTCTAAAGCGGACGAATAAACTACCTCTTCACCTCGCATGAATTCCCACTTGTCAGGTCGCATTAGAAATGTGTTTCCCTTCGACGATGTATTCGGCAACAGCCAATTTCCTCCACGGAGTGTTGCGTTCGTTAGCGCAGTATTCGATGTAATGCCTATCTGACTTGCATATCTTGCAGTTGTCTAGGAGAAATTTAGCAAACCTTGTGACAGGTTTGTTATGGACATCATCCAGTTCTGTAACAATTTCCGGTAGATGTTTCGTTGCATGGTTAAGTGTTGAGCCGTACCTGTCATCACTGAGTGTGTCCTTGATAGCCTTGCCAAACATCGATCTTACGATGGGGCTGTCACATTCTGTCGATGCTGTAATTTTTTGTGATAGTCTTGGGTCAACTATCGTACCTCGCGTAAAATATCTGTGCGCTCTCTGCCTGCTCCAACCCACTTCAGCAGCTGACTTGGCAATAGATTTTCCTTTCTTCATTCCATCCATAATTCTTCTCAACTTCTTGACCTTTTCAGCAGATTTCATTTTCCCCTCCCTGAAGCAGAATAAATCCTGTCCCGGTTAAACAAATATGACATTAGACAGGATGCTTTGTACCTGTTCATTCCTGAATTGGGATCGTATGTCCATCCAACTTTTTTTAAAGCGTTCAGTTGTTTTGCAGAGATGGGTCTACGCATCCAGTTGGCTGACTTACGGCTGGACGTACTTGTTTCGTTGTTGCTCATGAAGTTGTTTGCTTGCGCGAAAACAACTTTCTCTCTTCCCGAGCCAATGACTTTGTGATAACCGCCCTCACACCTTCCCACAGCTACGCATTTATCTTCCTTTTTAATGATCGTGACATATGCCCTGAATCCTGAAGCTACAAAGACCTGATGATTCAATCCGTTCAATTCAGATTCTGTCAGGTCAACCCAAGCAAAGGGTGAGTACCCCGTAAGTTTTGCGGCTGTCATTTTCCAATCTTTGAGGACAATCTTGTCATGTCCCGGACCACGGTCAGGTCCAGATCCACCTGCTCCTATACCTGCAAGTTCATCCTCGATTGCTTTCACAACTGTACCACCACACTCAGGACAGTCAGATGTCTCGATATCCACGATGATAAGTTTTTCGCAATGAGGACATGTGATCGAGAATGGATTGTCGCTGTGCCGCTTCTTTCGTATTTCTTTCAGATTTACATCACATCGAAGTGTTCCATGCACCCGGATAGAATCGCCAAAATCAAGAATCATGCAATCAGTTTTGTTGCTCCACTCATATTGATCCGGTTCAATGATTCTTAATCCACGCCCCAACATCTGGGTCATGGTTGATTGGCTCGAACATCCGCGAACAAGCATGATGCAGTCCACGGGCGGGCAATCATATCCTTCAGTTAAAATTGCTACGTTCACAAGCACATGGAATTCACCAGCATCAAATGCTTTCGTTGTTTCCTGTACTTCGATTTGCTTCATATAAGAATGAATCACTCTCGCATCATGGTCTTTAAGGCGGAACTCGCACACAAGGGATTCGGCTTGTTCAATCGTGGTACAGAAGACAACCGTATGCCTTTCTCTTGCCTTGTTCTCCCACTCCTCTACGATTCTTCCAAGGTGTGGTTTATAAATTTCTGTTAACTTCTCGTCTCTGGCTGCATCTGACAGTGTGTTGATTTGGGCAGTGACTTCTGCAACCTCTTTGTCCACCCCGATGTCAATAATATAGCTGTCCGGGGGAACCAGATATCCCAGTTCAATCAGCAAATCAATTTCAACTCGGTATGCCACGTTGCTAAAGACATCTCCGATTCCTTTGCCATCCGACCTCTCTGCGGTGGCCGTGTATCCCAGTACAACCATGTTGTCATTTAATTCTTTTAGATATTCAATGCATTTATAGTACGAGTCTGCGGCTGCGTGATGCGCCTCATCAACGATGAAGTGGGATACTTCTCCTACCAGTTCAAGGTTCTTCTCCAGCGTTTGAACTGTAGCGAAGATGACTTCTGCATCGGTCTCTCTGATGTTCCCCGTCAGCACTCCCACCGAGTAACGGTCACCATTCATTTGCACAAACTTGTGTGCATTCTGCTCCACCAATTTCAGTCTGTGCTGGATGATGACAGTTTTGCCACTACGCTTTCGTTTCAGTCTATCGATAGTTGACGCCATCATGATTGTTTTGCCCGCTCCTGTTGGAGCGATGACAAGAGTGTTTCCATAATGGTTCAAAGCTTTTTCGGTTGCATTGATGGCTTCTTCTTGGTACGGGCGCAGAATCATAGTTCCATTTCCTTGAATCTCCTACGAATATAATCCTCATCAATAGATTTCATTTTAGATTTCATTCGTTTGATGACCTCTTCCACACTTCTTGCGCCATCACCGATGGCGTACCCAATATGGTTATCCATATCTATAGCCCAATCTTTAACTTTTCCCATGACATTCCTCCACATTTTATAAAAGGCAGGGCCAGCCCGGAAGATTCAGCCAACGGAACGGGAGTACCATTGACCGCACGATCTAGGCTATGGGATCTAGATTTCTCCCGGACTGACCCAGAAATGGCTTATCTAGCCCATGGGGGAGCCTCAGACGAGACGTTTGCACTCGGCTCAGGTGACGGTGCAGGAGAGACTGGCTCAGGTACTGTTACAGGAGCTACGGGAGCTTGAGGCTGTCCATTAGATACCTGCATGTAGTCTTTGTGGTCCGCAGGCAATGCGCGGTCCAACTTATTTCGTGCGCTGTATTGACCTTTCTCAGGCTCAATTGCCACCTTGCCGCAAAATGACATTCCATGGATATCACTCCAGTCGTTAATTGTTCTGCCTTTCACACTATTTTCATCTGTAGCCGTGCTGCTGATTCCCCGACTGGATTCGACAATTGCACGAACAGTTTTGCCTGCGATGATGCCCGCAATGCTGTCACCGTTAGCGTTCAGTTTGCCGCCTTGAACAGTCATGTTGTGGTAGAATCTTCTACCCTTATACGGGCCGTCCGTGATGGATATTTTACATTTCATCCACACAGCATTCGTGTTTTTGGTCGAATGCCTGAGTGCAGAACCAGTCTCTTCATCGTACTCAATTTGGATGACCATCGGAGCAACTACCCCAGCAGGGATCGGGTCAAAGTTTCCACCTGTTCCGCGAAATGCAGGGTTGTTCAAATCAATTGGCATTTTCTTTCTCCTCTTCCTTGGTGGTTGGAAGCTCATATGTCAGTGAGCTTGCGATTGTGTTGGTTCTTTTGCTTTTAAGTTTCTTAAGCAGATTTCCGAGATGCGGCTCCTCTACTACATCAAGTTTTGCACTTCTGTCCTTTGCTGGATAGCCCCATTTGTTGAGAGTCTGGCAAACAAAAATTCTTTTGGGTTCACCGCCATTCTCTGGATTATCGATTGCCATCGTGATCATTTCATCCACGATTCCGGGCAATTCAATTCCAGTTTTGGCACCCTCAATCTGCATGCTGTAGAC